AGCTATGCCGCCATTATCAGCGGATATGCTAACTCGGGCACGCTAAGTCGTTGGCTAACGACGGGGCGATAACAATTCCATACACCCGCTTCGGCGGGTTTTTTGTTTTAACCCAACGTAAACGAACAGGCTATTTGAGTTGGCAACGCTGCGTAAGTCACTTTAGAATCGCGGCGGATTTTTACCCGAGAGGAGAACAGAATTGGACACAAGTCCCAAACGATTACAGCAGGACCTCGCGGTAAGATAGCCTTCACGCTGTCTTAACTGCGCGTTAAGACGGTGAATTTCCTTCCAGAATCACCCCTTTTCATAAGCACAATGCGGCTGGTTCCCAGCGGTATTCGCACTGTCTGTAATCCATTTATTAATCTTTTGTTCCGCAAACAGAAAGCTGCGGATTGAGGTCTATCATGGATTGGAAAATCTTTTTACTGCGCGTCACCGTCGCGCTGGTTTTGGGTGCGCTGATCGGCAGTGAGCGCCAACTACGTCAACGCATGACTGGATTACGCACCAATGCGTTGGTGAGCACCGGCGCTTGTCTCTTCGTTCTGATGACACAAAGCGTGCCCGGCATCGCTACGGATGCGTCACGCGTTGCGGCTTATGTGGTTTCCGGTATCGGTTTCCTCGGCGGCGGAGTGATCATGCGCGATGGCTTGAACATCCGCGGATTGAATACCGCCGCCACCTTGTGGTGCACCGCCGCCATTGGCGTGCTGTGCAGCATGGGATTGCTGCTGGAGGCGGCCCTCGGCTGCATGGTGATCCTGTGCGCGAATATACTGCTGCGTGAACTGGCTTTGGGTATCAACCGCCAAACCATCGTCTCAGCAGCCGAAGCGATGCAACACTACAAAGTACAAATCATCTGCCTCGCGCAGGATGAGGTTCAGGTTCGCAGCCTAATGCTGCACACGCTGGGCGGCAGCGGATTGCGTCTGCAATCACTGCACAGTGAAGATTTGGATCCGCCGCATCGCATGGAGGTGAATGCTGAGGTGATTGGCAATCCCACGTTAACCGATCAGCTGGAAAGCCTGGTGAGCCGCATCAGTCTGGAGAAGGGCGTAAGTTCGGTGCGTTGGCAGGTGAATGAGTTGGAGCGTGATTGATATTTAGATGTGCTTTAGAAAACGTATCGCCATTTGATCGCCACTATGAATGACAAACAAAAAAGCCACCTTGAAAAAGGTGGGTTAACAGTATGATTTACATTACTAAAATTAGTGGCGCTGCTGGATTTGAACCAGCGACCAAGCGATTATGAGTCCCATTTCTAAACGAGAAAAATCAGTAAGTTACTGACTTTTAAGTTTTCTCCAGGCCGAATAGTGATGAAAAGTGGCACATAGCGTTGAGCTCTGCTGCCACTTTGCTGCCATTTGTTAGACCTTTATCGACTTAAAACTTGTATCGAGATCACTCTCCTAAGTCATGGGAAGAATGATCTCACAAGAGAGGGCAGAATATTTTATTTATGAAACATTTTAACGTAGTGATTCATCAATTTGACTAGCAAATTCAGGTATTCTAAGCCTGATGATATGGTCTAATTCCATAAAGGTATTTCTGAGTTCTTGTCTATATTCTGGCTTTGTTTTGTTATCTATGCCATTAATTAATGATGACTTTAAATTATGTCTAACTGATGCTACTTCAGGTTTGTCTTTAATTTTTATATAGGATTGCAATGCAATTTCAAGCATGTATGATTTGAATCTTTTGTCGATTTTTGGGGAGTTTAGAATACTTTGAATTAATATCCCCTGAGACTTGGCTGCACTTTCTGAAATGTAATAGGCGTTAAATCCTTGCCTTTTTGTTTTTGTTTCGGGTAGCTCGGAAATGTTAATTTCCAAACAATCATTTATCCAATTTGATGTTGTGCTAACCATCTCGAATATAATAAAGTGGAAGAGTGTCGGAAACTCATGGTTTACGTCATCTTCTGTTTTATCGCGCAGTTGTAATAATATACTATTCGTAAAGTAATTGAAATAATATAGCCAGAGGTGATCTTGCTGAACTTGATGTATGCCTTCATGAATCATAATTTCGAAAAGATTAACTGCCGCATAAATTGGGCTTTTATATTTTGCATAATCATCAATATAACTTAAAGAACGATTGTGTTTTTCAGCAATTCTCGTATCCTCCTCAAGCATTCTAAGGGTGGACTCCCCAATAGCACGATACAAAGCATGATTCCGGGCAACAGTTACGTCTTTAAAGAAATAACATAATATTTTATTATTTTCTGGCAAGGCAAGTCGATAAGTACCATTCAAATTTTTATTGTTTTTTAGTTCTATATATAGTCTGCTGCTATTTTCCACGAGAAGAGCATTTATGAATATCTCTAAAAAATCTTCGCGAACAACCTCTGGCTTTTCTAACATTCGGAGACCAAAATCTGGATAGGCAGAAGCTAAGTAAGTCACGAATGGTTCTGAATTATATAGACTTCTCAATAAATGATCTGTTTGAATTGAATGTTTATGATTTTTAGTAATAATTGAATCTAACTTATATAATTTTTTACATATAGAACTTTTTATTCTACTTTCAGTTGCTCTGTTCGCTCCATTGAGAATGCTCTCTATATCAAGTGTTCGGTGCTGGGAGATTTTGTTTAAAATTCTTGCAATAAATGATTTTTCTTGACGAAACGATAGAAGCTTAGAGAATTGTGGTTCGACAATAGAAACTAGCTCGTCATAGCGCTTGGTAAGTAATAACCGATCGACAAGCTTTGCAAAGTCAGCAATATTTCTTCTGGCTATTTTTGGCGCTCTAGCACGAATTAATATAAATGCACTAAGAACAACGAATAGAATATAAATAGCACTGTTTTTGTCGAAACCCCATTTCCATGGTCCAAAGCTATAATATAGACCGAGAGACTTAAGAATGTTTTCAAAAAGTAAGTAATGAATAACAATAAATACTGCGCTCACAATCAGCCAATCGGACCAAGTGACACTTAATTTGAATCGAAGTCGGGTTGAAGAAGGAACAATAGCCCAAACAGCCGCGATTAGTCCAAGGATGGTTAACAATGTACTTGTATCAATAGGGGATTCACTAATCATGAAATTTTTCCATTTTATGTTTTTCCTTTAATCTGAATAGCAAGCTTATTCAATTTAATCTATTTGGTTTAATGGGTTGAGTATCAATGCTTCGGATAGATGATCTGGCGCAAAGTGTGCATACCGCATCGTTACCTTAATATCCGTATGTCCTAATATACGCTGCAGCACAAGAATATTGCCGCCATTCATCATGAAATGAGATGCGAAGGTGTGGCGTAAAATATGGGTAAGCTGCCCAGCAGGTGTCTCGATGCCAGCGCGTTGCATGGCCTTTCTAAAAGCTGAGTAACAAGGTGTAAAGAGCAGCTGCGCTTTCCTGCTGGATGGCAAATCAGCCTGTAATTTTTCAGTTATCGGCACCGCGCGGTTTTTCTTGCCTTTAGTTTTAACGTAGATGATCTGACCGGCGCGGATTTGGTTTCCCTTCAAGCCTTCGGCCTCACTCCATCGTGCGCCAGTTGCCAGGCAGATTTTAACGATAGTAGTCAGATCTTTAGAACGGCTATTTTCACATTCTGTGAGGAGTGTTCTGATTTCCTCAATGGTGAGATACGCCATCTCCGATTCACTGATTTTAAACTCTCGCACATTCTCTAAAGGGTTCGGTGCGGTCCATTCATCTAACCGGCGTAGTTCGTTAAACATCGCCCTGAAATACGCCAGCTCTAAATTCACCGTGCGAGGCGTAACTGTCTTCACTCGAGTGGAGCGAGTGATCTTTCCGCTTAACCGCTGCTCGCGATAAGACGCAAAAATTTTCGCGTTAAACTCGGTTGCGAGTGGGTTTCCCATCGCCTCGCAGGCGAACGCCATTGTGGTTCGCCGCTTCTCACCATCCGCCAACGTAATACCATGCGTGTTGAACCATAATTCAACCAGCTCAATTACCCGCCGCTTATCTGCTTTCTCTCCCAGCCAGGGCTTATCTTGAGCCTGCTCTTTTACGAACTTCTCATAGGATTGTGCTTCGCCCTTCGTCGCAAACTGGCGGCGAACCCTTCTGCCGTCACGACCGTTTGGGAAAACCTGCGCCTGCCATTTCCCGTTAGGTAATTTGTTTATCGCCATGCTTCGCCTTTAAAGGTACTCAGTGCGGGCAACGACTTTGCCCAAAACCTTGATGTCATCTGCCTTGCATTCAAATGAGGCTTTACCATTCTCAACGCGGATGCGCCCGCCGGGAAAACGGTACAGTTCTTTAACGCTAATGAGCTTATCAATCTCGATGAGCCACAGCCCGTCAGTGATCTCTGCGGCGGTCATATCAACCAAGTAATTCTGTTTCTCGAAATGTACTAACAGTGGGGCTTTAACATCACTTGGTAAGAGCTGAGCGTCATATTCAACCCAATCAGATGATGAGAAGTTCCCATTTGTGATTTTTTTGAGTTCGATTTTGGTTGATGGCTGATCTTGATTTGTGATGTTCGAATCACCGCGTCCATATGTCAGCCACTCAAGTGAAGTGCCGGTTTCCATCGAGCAAATCAGAACCCAATCAGCAGGAAAGTTCCCACGCATTATGCGGTTAGCCATAGTGCTTTGAGACACATCTAAGTGCCGACACAGCGCCTGTCGAGATGCAAAACCGTATGCCTGAACTATGCGTTCAATGGGATCTTTACCACCCTCTGGTAAAGTTGGAGCTTTACGACTCGTAAAATCTTTCGTTGACCTTTCCAATTTGTGATCCTAATATTCACTCGTCGTATCAAGACGTGTTTAATAGTGATGAATAGAGTTGTCTAGAACTCAACAGAGGATAGTGCATCATGACCCGTAAACTTTCAATGCGCCCATCAATCAATCTCGTGATTTCAGAACCGTACATTACTGTCGAAGAGTTCTGCCGTCGCACAGGTTACAAGAAGGGAACTGTTCGCCAGATGTACCGCGAAAACCGCCTACCTATCAGGAATAAGGATGGAGTTAACGGCCTCATCGAAATCAACATGCTTGCTCTAATTATCGAAGCAGCAGCCGGTCATGAAATCACAATGCAGGCTTGATGCATCCATATTGGGATAACGTGAGGTATTAAGCATGTTTGATTTCAGTGTCTCCACACAAAGCCATTTTGATGAAGCGTGCCGCGCGTTTTCCGCAAAGCACAAC